CCGTGAGGACGACGAATTTAAAGAGGCGGCTAGTCTATACCTTGCGGCCAATCGTCGCCTGAAAGCCGCTCAGGACGACGAGAAACAGGCTAGAGAGGCACTGTTATCTCTGACAGACAAATCCTGCTCTGGTGGTGGTGTTTTGGTATCGAAAGTCACCCGCCAGGGAGCTGTAAATAACAAGCAAATCTACAAGGATTTCAATGTCGATCCAGAGAAGTATCGCGGCGAATCATCCACTTACTTTTCAATCAGGGAAAGCAAATGAAAGTCATTAATCAAGTAATCACAGACGACTACGCTATATATCATGCTGATACTGTCGAAGTCGCAAAAGGCCTACCAAGCAACTCGGTTGGATTTTCTATCTTTTCTCCGCCCTTTGAAACGCTCTATACCTATTCAAACAGCGATAGGGATATGGGTAATTCAAAATCATCCAGTGAGTTTTGGAGTCATTACAAATATCTGATTGCTGAGCAATTCCGAGTAATGGAGCCTGGGCGATTAATTGCAATCCATTGCATGAATCTTCCAACCAGTAAAACGAATCACGGCTATATCGGCATTCGGGATTTCAGGGGCGAGATTATCCGCGCCTATTCAGATGCTGGGTTTTACTACCATTCTGAAGTATGTATTTGGAAAGACCCAGTAATAGCCATGCAGCGCACAAAAGCACTCGGGTTGCTTCACAAGCAATTAATGAAGGATTCCACGTTATCGCGGCAAGGCATCCCTGATTATCTCGTGGTAATGCGAAAGCCTGGGGATAATCAAAAGCCAGTATCGGGCGCACTGGATCACTTTGTTGGTGAGGGTATTCCCGCGAATTTCAGGCCGGTTGAATATGGTGATGGTCGCCGCGCTTATGTACCAGCAAATAGTAATGCCACGCCAATCGACATTTGGCAGCGGTACGCTTCGCCGATTTGGACTGACATAAATCAAACCAACACTCTGCAATATCAAACCGCAAGAGATTCGGACGACGAGCGGCATATCTGCCCTTTACAGCTAGACGTTATCGAAAGGTCACTGCAATTGTGGAGCAATGAAGGTGACGCCGTATGGTCGCCATTTATGGGTATTGCTTCCGAAGGATATGTATCTGTCCAACTTGGGCGAAAGTTTATCGGCGCTGAATTAAAGGCCAGTTATTTTGAATTAGCCAAACGGAATATGGAATTAGCCAATACCATTCAGGAGGATTTATTCAGTGCAATCGCGTAAGCATTCATTCATCGAATCAGTGACGAATGTTTCTATTGGCTATCTCGTTGCATTGGCAAGCCAATTAATCATTTTTCCCGTGTTTGATATTCACGTTTCGATTATGGACAACCTGCTAATCGGTGCATGGTTTACCGTGATAAGCATTATCCGATCCTATGCTGTGCGTCGATGGTTTACCGGATGGAGTGAAGCATGAGCTATCAAGACTTCATTGCGGAAAAGCAAACCGCATTTATTCAATCAGGATTTGAGCCTGACGAGTCATTTTACCCTTACGCGATAAAAGACCATCAGCGGGTATCGGTAACGTGGGCATGTAAACGTGGACGGGCGGCTTTGTTTTTCGATACCGGACTAGGGAAAACACTCGCCCAATTAACATGGGCAGAGCAGGTTTATTTCAAAACCAATAAGCCGGTTTTGATATTGGCGCCACTAGCTGTTAGCCATCAAACCGTGAGAGAGGGCGACAAATTCGGCATTACAGTTGAATATGCAAAGTCTCAGGATGACATAAAAGGCCCAGGGATATTCGTTACCAACTACGAAAAACTCGACCACTTCGATTGTGAGTCTTTCTCTGGTGTCGTCTTGGATGAGTCTTCTATTCTGAAAGGAATGCAGGGAAAGGTTAGAAAGCAGATCACCGAGTCATTCAAGGACACGCCCTATAAACTATCCTGCACCGCGACACCATCACCAAATGATTATATGGAACTCGGCACACAGTCGGAGTTTCTCGGCGTTATGTCGCAAGTCGAAATGCTCGCTATGTTTTTTATCCACGATGGGTCGGACACATCGAAATGGCGATTGAAAGGCCACGGTAAAAGCAAGTTTTGGGAATGGCTATCAACGTGGGCAATATTCCTCACCAGTCCTGCGGATCTTGGTTTTGATGGGTCGGATTATGACTTGCCGCCAATCGAATACCGAGAGTATATCGTGCATACCGAAGCCACAGACTCGCTGTTTGTCGAACCGGCACAATCTCTACTTGAGCGAAACAGGGCCAGAAAGGAATCCGTTGATAAACGGGTAAAGGTTGCGGCTGACATTGCCAATGAATTAGACGCTTGCATCGTCTGGTGCAATCTCAACGAAGAATCCGAAAAACTCACTCAATCAATTAATAGTGCGGTTGAAGTGAAAGGCGCTGATAGTGATAAGCATAAGTCAGAAGCCTTGCTTGGCTTTGCCACTGGTGAAGTGAAAAAACTCGTTAGTAAGCCAAAAATAGCGGGGTTTGGGATGAATTGGCAAAACACGCACCATTGCATATTTGTCGGCCTGTCGGATTCTTGGGAGTCATTCTATCAAGCCATAAGAAGACAGTGGCGATACGGACAAAAAGAGACTGTCGTCGTGCATATTGTGAGCGCAGACACTGAGGGCGCTGTTGTTGAGAATATCCGCAGAAAGGATATGCAGCACCGTGAAATGTCGATGGCGATGATGGATCACATGAAAGACTTGACGCAAAAAAACGTGCTTGGTGCGGTAATCGAAAAGACGGATTACCTGCCTGAAGTTTTAATGAAAATACCGGAATGGATGAATGCGGCATGAATCCTGATCTAATCAAAGCCTCCGATTTTCTAACCCATGCCAAAAACATCATGCAGGAGCGAGCGGAGCAGTACGACTCGCCAGCCGGTGAGCGCAGCATGGCATCCACTATCGAGGCTTTTAATGCGATTACCGGACGGGAATTGAGCGAGTCTGAAGGCTGGCTTTTGATGCTCTTGTTAAAACAAGTCAGGCAGTGGCAGACAGATACTTACCACGATGATTCAGCAGTCGATAGCGTGAGTTATGCGGCACTTCTAGCCGAGAGTTTAGCGAATGAATACTGTGATTGAGGCGTTGAAATGAGCGAGTGGGTCAGCGTTAAAGACAAAAAACCAGAGGATGACCGTCCGGTTATTGTTTACCACGATGGGCTTTACGACAAAACAGTTATTGAAGGTTGGTACGACAATGATACCGGATTGTTTTTTGTTGAAGGTTACACGGTGAGCGGTGTTACTCACTGGATGCCAATGCCGGAGCCGCCAAAATGAGACCCCATGACATTCTTATTCTAGTCTTCCTTGGCATCACCCTGGGCGCTGTTTTCGGCTACTGCATGGGTGCAAATATTGGCTGGATTGAGGGTTGGTAATGGATTTTGAAGTATCAGAAAAGCCTGTCCGATCAGTGAAGGTAAATACTGACTCGATCACGCAGGAAATCTCTCGAATGATGGATATAGAGTTTTCCGGCGAAAGCACGTTCACGCCTCCTGCGCTGCCCAATATTCCAAACGAATATAATATCGGATTAATTGTTGGCCCTTCCGGTAGCGGAAAATCAACGATATTAAAACAGTTTGGCGATGAGGTTGATTTTTCATGGGATGAGAAAAAAGCCGTTGTGTCACATTTTAAGGATGCCAAAGACGCCCAAGAAAGGCTTAGTGCGGTTGGGTTTAACTCTGTCCCCTCATGGCTTCGGCCCTATCATTGCCTAAGCACAGGCGAAAAATTTCGGGCTGATCTGTCTAGGCGGTTAAAGTCCGGCGCAGTAATAGACGAGTTTACTAGCGTTGTAGATCGGGCCGTTGCGATGTCCTGCTCTTATGCGACATCAAGATACATCAGAAAGCATGACTTGAAAAATATAGTGTTTGCGACTTGCCACTATGACGTTACAGAGTGGCTCCAGCCTGATTGGATTTTCGATACTAGCACTGGAATCATGACCAGTGGGAGGGGTGAAAGGCGTCCCTCTGTTGAATTGGCGGTGCTACCTTGTTCCTTTGGAGCGTGGCAGATATTCGGCAAACATCACTATCTCGACGGAAACATTAACAAAAGTGCGAGATGCTGGATTGCCGAGTGGCGAGGGGTCGCAGTTGGATTTGTGGCAGCTTTAACGATGCCAAGTGCATATATAAAAAAAGCATGGCGAGAGCATAGGACGGTAATACTGCCGGACTATCAGGGCATGGGGTTTGGCGCTCGACTAAGCGATGCTGTCGGAGAGATTTTTATTGCACAGGGTTGTCGATATTTCAGCAAAACGGCGCACCCACGGCTTGGCGAATATCGCAACCATTCACCGCTTTGGCGACCAACATCAAAAAACATGAAGGCAAGGCCAGACTACAAAAACAACCGAAAGACAAAAGAAAGTGGGCATAAATGGTTACACGCCAACCGTGTTTGTTATTCGCATGAGTATGTCGGCAATGAATAATCAGGCATTTAACCAAGACAATATCAACAGGCCAACGCATGAAACTTATTCAGACCGACTGCGTGAACACGAATGTATAAAGCGAGTGGCTGATTTCCACGGGATCAACTACACACTGTTTCCGAAGATGTACCCAATAGACGCAGCGTTTTATCACTCAACCGGAAAATTGAGAGCCTTGGTTGAGCATAGGTCGAGGAACATTAAGCACAACCAGTATCAGGAAATACCTTTAACCATGTCGAAGTACGCACAGGGGCAGTTTTTAAGTTCCCTCTATAATGTGCCTTTTGTGATTTTATGGGAATTTGCGGATGGTGTTTTCTGGAAGCAAGTCCCATCCGGTTTAGATGTAATTTTCTTCCACGGCAACACTGGCAGTAAAGATCGAGGCGACCCATACGATCAGGAGCCAGTAGTATTGATACCAACTGATGGAATGACTAGAGCTATCTTTGAGGTCGTTTAATGGACGCATTAAAATTCGTTATGCAGTTTTATGGTGTCTCTGAAAGCGATGCGCTTGAATATTACTCTGACGAGATCGACGCAGCTCAACGATTGATTGATGCCGGTCTGTCTGACGAGATTGGCCCTGATTTTATGGAGACAGAGTGATGGCTGAATACTGTAAAAACTGTAACAACTTGGCTGATCGGATTGATGAGTGGGAAAATAAATGCCTACAGAGTCATTTACAGTTATTACGAGGGCGGGGTGAAGCACATCACCAGCACTATAGTTTGCGCCAGGAACGCGCGTCAGAGTGTTGAGAAATTAAATGACATTACACCGAGCCCTGCCGTGAAAGCTGAAAGCACTGAGTATTTAGGGGCATTGCTTTGTGAGGAGAATCTTCAAACATGATTAACTTAACTATTGATGGCTTTGGGGTTGGTGATGAGCGAATACTGTAAAAACTGCAAAAGTATGGCTGATCGGATTGATGAGTTGTCGATTGAAAGCGACAGAAAAACTATTGCCGCTTTTTGGGACAAAAAG